TATCCAAAATAAGCGTTTAGCATAAGGTTGGTGGTGGCATGTAACGTGAGTAAATGGGAGAACATCAGAAATGAATGGGAAGCATCCAAGATTACATTAAAGGCATTGGCTGAAAAGCATGATGTTAAGTTAGGTACTTTAAAGAGTAGGAAGAGCCGTGAAGAATGGTCGAGGGATGCAACCAAAACGGTTAAGGTTGCAACCCCTAAGAAGAAAGATGCAACAGAAAAAACAGAAGCCATTACAGAGTCTTTGCAAAGTGATGAACTCACTGATAAGCAAAGGCTCTTTTGTGTTTATTATATTAAGTCATTTAATCAAACTCAGGCAGCTATTAAAGCGGGTTATTCTGCAGATCGGGCCCATGTAACAGGTAGTGAGCTAGTAAGAAATAGTAAGGTCGCAGCAGAAATACGCAAGCTCAAAGGCGAGATGCAACAAGGCGTATTTATTGATGCAATGGATGTGCTGAATAAATATATCCAAATAGCCTTTGCAGACATTACGGACTTTGCCACTTTCGGCAAAAAGGAAATTGAGGTAATGAATGATCTTGGAGATGTGGAGCAAAAAGAAATTAACTATGTTGATTTCAATGAATCAGCTATGGTTGATGGAACAATCATTACCGAGGTGAAACAAGGAAAGGACGGTATATCCGTCAAGATTGCTGACAAAATGAAAGCTCTTGAAATGCTTACTAAATACTTTGATCTATTATCAGATAATGATAAGAAGCGACTGCAGGAAGAAAAGTTGAAGGCTGACATTGCCAAAATAGAAGCAGAAACCAAAAACGAAGAGACGGGCACAAGCAAGACGATTATTTTAACTAACGAAGATGAAATGAGAAAAGTGATTGCAGAAAGAAAGGCAGGTATAGAAGATGGATGATTACAATATCGTTAAAGTAACTGATATGATTAACCCTCACTTCTATGATTTATGGCTATCTGAACAATCACACGTTATAGCAAAGGGTGGGCGTTCATCTTTCAAGTCATCTGTAATCGCCTTAAAGTTAGTTGAAATAAAATTAAATGAGCCTGAAGCTAACATAATTTGTTTAAGGAAAGTGGCTAACACACTTTATAAGTCAGTTTATAGTCAAATTAGATGGGCTATTTCAATGATTGGTGCAGAAGATGAGTTCCGATTTGGTAAAGCGCCAATGGAGATAATCCACAAAGAGACTGGCACGGGTTTTTATTTTAGTGGTGTAGACGAACCGGAAAAATTAAAATCGATGAAGATACCGGTCGGATATGTAAGGGCGTTATTCTATGAAGAATTGGCCGAATTTAACGGAGTTGAAGACATAGACATCGTGGAAGATACGTTCATTCGTCAAGACTTACCAGACGGCAAAAGCGTGCGAGTATTCTTTGCATACAATCCCCCTAGAAATCCATTTAACTGGTGCAACGAATGGACTGATAGCAAGGCTGGTAATCCTAACTACTTAATTCATCATTCAACGTACTTAAATGATGAATTAGGAATTCTATCCAAACAGATGTTAGAGAAAATAGCAGAATATAAAAAGAATGATTATGACTATTGGAATTGGATGTACAACGGCGCTGTTATTGGCATGGGCGACAACGTCTATAACATGAAGCATTTCCATCCATTGCAGGAGCTTCCTAGTGATGATGAAATACTGTTAATTGATGTTGCTTCAGATACAGGGCATCAGGTGTCAGCTACTACTCATGGGGCATTTGCACTGACTAAGAAGCAGAACGTAATACTGCTAGATACTTATTACTACTCACCAGAAGGCAAGGTTAATAAAAAAGCACCTAGTGAGCTGTCAGAGGCTTATAAAGAATGGCAGGATAGCATAATAGAACAGTACAAGCGCCACATTGACATGAGGACAATTGACTCTGCTGAAGGCGCATTAAGAAACCAGGTGTTTAAGGATTATAGCATTCGATTGCACCCTGTAGGGAAACTTAAAAAACTAGATATGATTGATTATGTACACGACCTGTTAGCGCAAGGTCGTTTTTATTATTTAGATACACCTAACAACCAGATATTTATTGAAGAACACAGGAAATATCAAATGGATGCGGACAGCTTAAAAACTTCAGATCCGAAGGTGATTGAAGTTGATGACCATACATGTGATATGTTCCAGTATTACGTAATGGACAACAGAAGGAAACTAGGTTTGAAACGCTAAGGTGGTGAACCCATGTTCAAAAAAGTATTGCAACTGTTGAAAGGAGGGCTTGTTCGTTTGGGGCTTATTAAATCACTCAAAGATATAGCGGATCATAGGGAAGTCGCCATCAATGAAGAAATGTTCGACAGGATAGATGTATGGAAAGACTTATACAAAGGCTATCATGAGCCATCTCATTTGATTAAATATCAAACTATAGCAGGAGTTCAAACACGCCGCATGGATACGCTAAACATGCCTAAAGCATCTGCTGCCGAAATGGCTAGTCTGGTATTTAACGAAAAATGTGAAATAAATATCGATGATGAGTCAGTTTCTAACCTCATTGAAGAAGTATTTAAAATTAACAAGTTTGATAAAAAGTTTCAGGACTATTTAGAGTTCATGTTCGCACATGGCGGAATGGTAATTAAGCCGTATATTGAAAATGACAAAATCATGCTTTCGTTCGTAACAGCAGATTGCTTTATCCCGATTAGTTGGAAAAACGACTCGATATATGAAGCAGTATTTCCATTTGAATTTATAAAGCGTGATAAGAAGTACACGCACCTGGAATGGCATTTGTGGGAAAACGGCGAATATGTTATTCGTAACGAAGTTTATGAATCTCAAAACGGTAATGATTTAGGTATTAAGGTGCCACTAAAGAGCTTCTTCCCTGGTCTTGATGAAGAAGTACACATAAACGGATTGAATCGATCGATTTTCAGCTATTTCAAGCCAAACAGTGCTAATAACATTGATGCGAAGTCGCCATTGGGCATATCGCTTTTCGCCAATGCATTGGATACTATGCGAACAATTGATACGATGGTCGATAGTTTGCATCGGGAATTTAGACTTGGCAAGAAGCGGATCATCGTGCCAGCTCACATGGTCCAAACGGTCATTGATGCGGAAACAGGCCAGCCGACACGCTACTTTGACTCAACAGATGAAACGTATGAAGCCTTTGACGGGGATATGGACGAGAATAAGCTGCATGACATATCAGTCGAGCTACGAGTTGAAGAACACGTCGCAGCTATTAACGCCATGCTCAACCTATTCGCTATGCAGACAGGCTTTTCGGCAGGTACCTTTACGTTTGATGGGGAATCCATGAAAACAGCCACTGAGGTTGTTTCCGAGCAATCCAAGACGTTTAAAAGCAAACAGTCCCATGAGGTAATCATCGAAGCTGCATTGCAGGAGTTAATTGGATCCATTGTTGCTATGGCTGAACTATATGGCATGATAAGCGCTCCTGATGAATATGAGGTATCTGTCACATTCGATGATTCGATTGCGGAAGATAAGTCAGCTGAGATTGATCAACAAACACAATTAGTATCTGCTAGGTTGCAATCACGTAAGCGTGCCATTGTTAAAATACATGGCGTGACTGAGGATGAAGCGGACGAAATACTACAGGAAATACTGGATGAAGAAAAACGAGAATCGCCTGACCTGGAAGATCTTGAAGCAGAGGGTGCTACTTTTGGTGATAGGGAGTGATTCAATGCTAAAGGAATGGAAAAGGTTAAACGATCTCAAGTGTGTAAGGAAACTGGGGATCGCACATAAAATAGCCCATTTCATCGGTATTGCCTTGCCTTCTAAATGTTTATCGGGGCGGGTTGATTAAATGGATCCTAAAAAGCCTAAGATCACGCCACACCAATTAGATGCATTTACTGAACCTGTTACTGACATCTATCGAGCCTTGGAAGATGACATATTCCAGATGATGGTTAAGCGATTGAAGACGTCTAAGGATATTACGAAAGATACTGTACTTGAATGGCAAGTAGATAAAATGAATCAAATTAGAATGATTAACAAAGAGACAGTACAAGCCTTATCAAAAGCTACTGGTATGAGTGAGAAAGCTATCACTGAAGCTATCAGAAATACAGGCTTAGAGTCGATAAACAGCGTTGATTATGAGCTTTCAGACGTCTACGACAAACTACCAATGCCCAGTCATATCGATAAAGTACTAGAATCCTTTGTGAAACAGACATTTAGGGAACTTGATAACTATGTCAATCAAACGCTGATTACCACAAACTATGGAGAAGGCACCGTTACTAGAATGTACCGTAAAATAGTTGAGGAAACGACTGGTAGGGTATTGGCTGGCACAACAACTGTAAACAAGGCAATGTCGGAAACAGTCATGCGCTGGTCTAATAAAGGAATTGATACTGCTTTTATTGATAAAGGCGGCCATACTTGGCAATTAGAAAGGTATGCAGAAACCGTTATCCGTTCCACCGTTAACCGTACCTATAATGAATTGCGGATGGATAGAATGGAAGAGTACAACGTGAACCTGGTACTTGTTAGTAGTTTGCCGGATCCCCGGGAAATATGCGGTGAAATACAGGGTAAGGTTGCATCCATGGAAGAAGATCCAAAGGGTGACTATCCAAGCATATACGATTATGGTTACGGAACACCAGGAGGTATACGCGGCATAAACTGTCGCCATATGTTCTTTCCATTTGTGGAGGGGCTTAATACAAATAATCAACCGCAATTCGATGAAGATGAAATGAAGAAAAACAGGGAATTATCGCAAAAGCAGCGATATCATGAACGGCAAGTAAGAAAAGGCAAGCGTGATTACAATATAGCAAAAGAAGGCGGAGACAAAGAAACGATAGCTAAGGCTAGGGATAAGCTGCTGACCAGGCAAGCTAAGCTAAGAGACTTTGCCAACAAGCATAATCGCACAAGGCGCAGAGACCGTGAACAGCTTGTAAAGAACAATCCGCATGTTAGAGGTAAGCCTAGAAAAGATTTAAAAGGCAATCAGAAAGGGTGATTCTATGAAAAACGAAACGATATTGAAGCAAGCTATCGAATTACTGCAGCAAGTTAATCCTGATGAATTGGAAATAGTGCAGATTGAAAATACTCATTATGATGACGGTTCAATTGGGTTTAATGTAAGTTTGACCTATCCCGAAAAGGATACGGAAGAGATTACAGCCCATTTCCTAGATGGGGATTATGAAACGGAAAGAATCTAATACACCACAGGTATTTGTCTTTAGCCAGAAGACGTTATAAACAAGGCTTTTTGTTATGCCCATTTTAAAGGCTTGGGGTGAAACTAAGCGTAACCTTAATGCATGAGGTGTAACATGCTAAAAAACATTAATAAGGAGTAGATCATAGATGGATCTGAAAGAGTTGTTAGGTGAAGAGCTTTATAATCAAGTTATTGAAAAAGCTGGCGATGAAAAGATTGCTGTTGTATCTGATGGTTCTTATATTCCGAAAACAAAGTTTGATGAAAAGATTACTGAAGTTAAAAACTACAAGCAGCAGCTGGAAGATCGTGATAAACAGCTTGATGATTTATCCAAGCAGGTGAAAGATAGCAAAGAGTTAACAGATGAAATTGATCGGATAAAAGGTGAAAACAAAACAGCTACCCAAGAATTGAAGGACAAGTTGGATCAGCAAGCATTTGACTTCTCGCTTGAAAAGTCACTATCTGCTGCCAAAGTTAAAAATTCAAAAGCTGTCAAAGCGTTGCTTGATACCGATTCTATCAAACTAGACGGTGAGAAATTGCTAGGTTTAGATGACCAGCTTAAAGCTATCAAAGAAAGCGATGCTTATCTGTTTGAAGAAGAGAAGCAAGAGGGTCAAAGCAATAAGCCTTCTTTCTCAACTGGGCAGCATAACAAAGGCGGAGGGAGTGAGCCTGCAAATCTTGCAGATGCCTTAGCGCAACACTATTCACAAAACTAATAAAAGATGGAGATGATTTTGAATGCCAGTAACTTTAGAACAGGCCAAAGTAGGCATGGCCGACAAAATAGACCAATTTGTAATTGATGAGTTTCGCAGAAGCTCACTTATGTTAGATGCATTAGTTTTTGATGATGCAGTTTCACCAGGTACGGGGGGAAGTACTTTAACTTATGGGTACACACGCTTGAAAACACCTTCTACTGGTCAATTCCGTGAATTGAATAAAGAATACACTGCAAATGAAGCTGTACGTGAAAATAAATTTGTTAACCTAAAAATCTTTGGCGGAGCTTTCCAGATTGATCGAGTGATTCAGGATACCAGCGGTCAAATTAACGAAATGAACTTCCAGCTTCAGCAGAAAATCAAAGGGGCGGCTAACCTGTTCCATCAAACTGTAATTAACGGGGATTCTTCCAAAGACAGCAAGTCTTTTGATGGACTCAAGAAAGCTATTGAGAACACTACAACAGATTTGCAAACAGATATTGACATTTCAGATGAAACAGGTCTGGAAACGAATAAACACGCACTATTGGACGAGATTGACGGATTTTTGTCTGAGTTGGATGGCAGACCTACGATGCTGGTGGGCAATAACAAGCTCATTACTAAAATTAAATCCGTAGCTCGTCGGACAGGGTATTTTACCCAAAAAGAAGATGCTTTCGGACGTACGGTTGACATGTATGACGGCATCCCTTTGGTGGATTTTGGTTACTACTTTAATGGATCTAGTTCGGTGCCGATTATCGGAATCGATAACGGTGCGACCGATTTGTATGCCGTCAACATTGGGCTAGACGGATTTCACGGTGTATCACCGACAGGGAACGGGGTAATCCGCACTTACCTGCCTAACTTCAATTCTCCCGGAGCGGTTAAAACGGGAGATGTTGAAATGGTTGCAGCAGTTGCTTTAAAAGCTACCCGTAAAGCAGGGCGCTTAAAAGGCATCAAGATTGCTGCAGGAGATGAGGGCTAAGCATGAAATATGATATGTCACGTGCCAGGGCAACCAGCGGCAGAATTTTAGGGGAGGACGGCGAGGTTTATAACCTTGTCGATCTCCTTAAAAATGTAGGTGGTGGAGGCATGGATCCGGAAGAATATTACACCAAAGATGGAGTGGATGACCTGCTCAATAAAAAAGCCAACGCATCTGCTTTAAAAGAGAAGGTTGATAAAGCAGCTCTAGAAGCGCTGGAAAAACGTATAAAAGCACTGGAAGATGCGGCGGCAGAGGATGATGTTTAATGCCTTATCTAACCTATGAAGAATACAACGATCTTGGGTTTGTTGAGACGGAAATTGAGCAGGCAGAGTTTAAAAGATTGGTTAAGCGAGCCGGTGATGTCCTGGATGATGTCACTGGTGATTTTTATGCTTTTAACGATCTGGAAGATGATATCAATTTTCGCAGGGATAAATTTAAAAAAGCAGTAGCCTGCCAGGTGGAATACTTTTTTGACATGGAAGCTACCAGCTCACACGAAATGAACAATCCCTTAACTGTACAAATAGGTCGCACTCAGGTATCAAGTGGGGCTGCTAACCAAAAAGAAATGAACAGTCTGATATCTAAAGATGTGTTTATGTATCTGAGGGATACAGGCCTGCTTTACAGCGGGATAGGGGTGAGGTAATGCGAGTAAGACCTTTACCTAAGTCTTGGCTTATCCATACGATTGTTTACGAGGCCTACACAGGTAAAAAAGACGATTTCCAAAATCCTGTATACGCGGATCCGGTAACTATTCGGAATGTGAGATACGATAATTCAACTGTCTTCAGCCGAGACAATACACAAACGAAGGTGCTAGCTGACGGCATTATATTTGTGGATGCCGTAAATAGTAGTCCAGTACCTAACTTCAAAGAACAATCTAAGATCAATTTCAATGGCCGTGAACTGGCGCTCCAGAAAGTTGCGCCATGTTATTATCCAAACAAAAACAAGATCAGGCACTATGAATTAGAGGTGATCTGATGGTCAGAGTGAATGTCACAAAAGATTTAAAGGGCGTTAAGATTAAGACAGATCGAATGTCGAAGCTAGGGCAGTATGCATTGATCAACCAGGTGCATGCGGATATGAACCCTTATGTGCCGGCACTGTCATATGATTTGAGAAATCAGTCATCCATGACATTAGACGGTAAATCTATTATTTATAACGTTCCTTATGCTAGGAAGCAATTCTATATACAGCATTCAAATTATACAACTCCTGGAACGGGCCCGAGATGGGATTTGAAGGCTAAAGCAATTCATGGAAAATCATGGGAAGACATTACAAAGGCGGCGATGCGCTAATGGAATTAGATTTTATGCAAAAGCTCAACCAGAAAATTAATAGTATGGACCTGTTTGCGCATTCGGTTATTGGTCCGCTGGATGAAGATGAGTCTATATCGATCATGGCAATGCCTGGCGGTGCGGAATCAGTCTATTTTGACGGCATTCGAGACAAACAATATCAGGTACAAGTTAACACGAAAAGCCGTAATCAGGCTAACTGCATGAACGCATTAACAATGATTTACCAAAAGTTAGAAAATCTGAACAAAATGTCAAGCGATAACGGCAGTTTTGATTTTCAAAGCATTTCAACAGCATCGCTGCCCAACCTTGTTATGTTTGATGAGCAAGGCTTCTTTGTTTATGCACTAAATATCAGTTGCAAAATTACAATTTACGGAAATGAAAGGGTGGTATAGATGGGAAGGAAAAAGAACGCTTTAACAGAATACTATGTCGGGGATATAGATGAAAATGAAGAAGAGGCTGACTTACGTTTAGCAAAGTGGGTTCGTGAGGTAACGGACGATTCTGACGAAGAAGTGGAAGATGAGGCTTTTTATGATGGGGACGGCACGCCAGAAGAGGATGTCATCTCAGTAAAGAAAAAATACACGTTTGAAGGTCTATATGATGATTCAGACGAAGCCATGAAGTTTATTGCTGATAAAGAATTTGAGACTGGTGAAGGCCGTAAAATTATGTTTAGGCAAGTTCGTACAAATGGAGATGAATTATCAGGACCAGCCACTTTATCAGAAGTTAAAGTGACGGGCGGTGAAGCATCTGAATATGCAGCATTCGAGTGTGCAATTGCATGGAGTAAAAAGCCAAAGATTAAAAAAGCAAGTGATTCAGGAGTATCGAGCGCTTCAACAAAACCTAAGCAATTATCTACAACGAAATAAGGGCAGCGAGTAACTGCCCTTTTTAATATTAGGAGGGTTTTTATATGGCTATTAAATTACAAACGGAACAGACGTCCATACCGGTAGAAGTCGGCGAGCTGG